AACTCCCACTGCGCCGATTAAGAATATTAAAAATTGCTGCATACGCTTTAGCAATGCTCGCATCGCCGCTTGAAATCCAACCATAACCTTTAAGCCTTTCACCCGCTGGGCGTATTTCTGATAAGTCCAGTACAAGCTTGGTTGCGTCATACCGATGAGCCATGAGCTTACCGATAGATCGACTCCATGCCTCTGCCGAATCCCCCACTTTAATAGTCCATACACCATTCACAAAGGTTTCAGAGTTGTGCTCTTGACCACCCTTACTTGTGCGTGTTGATCGGATGATTTCAAAATCAGGAATCCTAGAACTAAATCCCGTCAATTGTCCAATAATGGGGCGGAAACCGACACCACACCCTTGCATAAGAAGCCACAGAACATCCACTACGTCATACACAGTTTCAACGTGTGTAAACGAACAATTAAACTGGGATGCCTCTCGTTGCTTAGCAACTTCTGTGCCACCAAGCCAGAGGGTACGGCCTGACATAAGCACCTTACGATCTAGCATAAGCTGTCGTAGTTCCCCTAACTCTGCATGTGCCTCACGGTTCAGTGCTGTCTTCTTTGCCCGCCCCCATAGCCAAGCCTGATGCTGGATAACACGGTCTATTGTCTGCTCCCAAGTCTCAAATACTTTACCTGTATCATCAAGGGGGCGGTTATATGTACGTCGTGCAATAAGTTGGCTACGTAAGCTGGGTATATTATTATCTGCCATTTATTCCTTTGTTTTAAATTAGCGATTGTCACCAGAACCTTGAAGGGTTCCAGCATCTTTGCGTTTAAAGAGTTTGTTGATATTACTCTTAGCAATATCTTCTAAGGTGTAACCGTTATCTACTGCAATTGCTGCAATAAACCACAGAACATCCCCGAGCTCTTTCTTTATATTATCTTGGTAATCAAATTTCTTACCATCACGAACAGCTTTAGCAGCGAGGCTGTAAACCTCCCCAACCTCCCCTGCTAAACCAAGTAGAGCATATGTTGGATCGGCGCTCTCAAGACGCACACTCATAGCGTCAATCTGGTATTCGTTTAGTGTATATAAATCACTCATAACGCTTCCTTAAATAATCTAGTGATACAGGCATTAAATCAAATTGCCCATCGTTAACATCATGTAGCATCAGGAATCCTCTCCAATGCTTATTTCCTTGCGCCCCCATGTAATCTTCATCGTGTTCATAGCACGAGCCCGCTATAATAGAGGTGAGGAGTTTACCATCAGCACGATTGCCCGTATGTATTTGTAAACCCTGTTGGTGACCCGCTACACAAGACATACTGGTTTTACGAAACTGAGAGGCTGCGCTAGACGCTGGACGGCCTGCTACACCTGTTACGAAGTAGTGAGAGAAGGCTACACCTCCTATAATGGCTACGTCTAAGAAAGGGTAAACTTCTTTAAAGTAGTTTCCATATTGAAGATCATTAATAGAGATCAACCCCTCTAGTTTGGGGTCATTATCTACAGCACGATTTATACGATTTTCATGATTGCCTATTGTCATGACCGTATGTGGGGAATACACCTTTTTCCCATTACGCCGCTGTTGAGCATTAAGAGAGAATAGCGGTTCAAATAAAGCATCTTGCGCAGCAATAGCTGCACCAATGTCTTTAGTGTACCGACGTCCCTCAAAACTTTTCTTCCCTATGTCGTATGAGGATAGGGACGGCATGTCTGCCAAATCTCCGATACACACAATAACATCTGGGCGCTTCTCACAAGCGTATTGTCCAATATGGGATAGATATGTAAAATCTACACCATCCTTAGCTTGAATATCTGGGATTACTAATATCTTCATGTAGTTCCTAGCAATGCTTTAATACTAACGGGGAATCTCTTTTCTATCTCAGGATAGATGAGTTTGGCTACAATACGTGATTCATATTGAGTGTGGGGATCTAGGCGTAAACGTAACATATCAGCAAATGCCCCAAGTGTTCCACTCCATATCCACTCAGTCATCATGCTCTGAGGCAGTACCATGCGAGCCATCTCAGGAGCAACACCTAGCTGTAACAGCTTTTCATAAGATGCCACAGCAACCACGAGTGATTCATTAGGCATAGGATCAAAACCTTGAAACCTATCTTGCGTCATCTGAATGGTGTCGGTAGAACTGCCCTGCTTAACACTAGCTGCTCTCAACCTCCAGTCGGTAGGGAGGTAGAACTCAAGTTCATCATCCACATAACGTCTACTCACTTCGTTCCACGGCATAAATCTATGCTTAACAAGCTGCCTAGCAACAAAGATGGGGGCCTTTACTCGAAAGCTGAGAAAGCTGTGATTGAAAGGACTAAAGTGTTTATGCTTTGCCAGATAGTTGATAAGCTTCTCATCACCCTCTTTAACCTCTTCAGACACTTTATGAAAGCTCACTCTAGCCGCGTTTACTACAGACAAATCAGAGCCACAACTGTCTATATATGTTACTTGAATATCAGATAATATCATGCGTTCTCCTTGTAGCGGTCGTCCATATCAGGTCTGGTGGTGAGCATCGACGCAAGGAACATAACACAGCATCCAAGATGGTAGACATGCTGAAGTTGGCTTTCAGTATCAATATCTTCACCTTTGTTGATGGCACCAAGGTGCCGATAAGAAGCAGAGATAAGCCTGCTAGTTGTAATACCAGCACGCCAGTTATGAGCAGCATATTTATTAGCACCAAAGCCGAGAACGCGAGCAACGCCTTCAAGGAAATCAGGATCAAGTAGAGCCATTGGTGGTTTTTCTTGGTCATATTTAAGCCCAATAGGTTGTTGAGTTTTATCCATAAGTTTTAAATAAGGTAGGTTATGCGGTGATGCGAAAGCCCCGTTCGGCCATTGTGGATTTGAATTTGGTCTGGACATCTTCTCGTTCATCCTCAGGAACCATTTTAAAATAACCTAGGATGTATGCTACCCCTTTTACGTTAATAAGCCCTTTTTCCGAATTATCTTCGGCCATATTGGCAAGCGTTACCGCTCGATTACGTACTCTCAATACATAATCCTCAATGTCGTTGAATAGTGAAAATCCTTTGAAATCGTTGTTATTCATTTGTTTAATTTTCTTTCTTGGTTTTCTTGTTTTGAAATAGTTTTGTGACACGGCTTACAGCAAACCTCTAGGTGTTCTTTCTCACAGAACATCCTCTCTATTACCCCGTCCCACGAATCAAAGCCAGTAACAGGCACCACAGGGATTATGTGGTTAACTTCTACGAGTTTAGCTGGGAAAGCTTCTTTACATATATTGCATGTATAGAACTTAGCTAACCTACCTGATGCTGGATTTACTTTCTGCCCCACACAGGCTTCATTTAACACTTTATACTTAGGAGGCCAACGCTGTGAAGCGCTACGTAGCCCACCCTTAACAAAGCTGTTATACCTAGCCTCTGTCCATTCCCCATTATTCCTCAGTTTTGACATAACGTTGTGTGATTCTGGAATACTCCATTTTAATTTTAAGATAATCCTCTAGGTGAGTAACTCTTGCTGCCTGTGTACAAGCTGTATTGGTTGCTTGAAGAACCAAACCCTCCAGCCGGTTAATATCGCTGCGAAGCTGTATTAACCTGTAATTTTGTGAATCAATATGGTTGCGCAGTTCTTGAATCTCTTTAGCATTTATGTTAAACATTTGGAAACTCCCACAGCACAGGGCTGCCATCTTCGTGTAAATATCTAGTCATATGGAGGAGACGCCCCTGCTCTAATAGCTGAGCCTCTGCATCACCCTCATAGACCTCTTTGTAAGCCTCTAGGACAGCCTTAAATGCTTCTAGACTATTGGTGGTAGCCTCTAAGATATTAAATGCTGCTACAGGGCCACACTTGCCCAATCCGGGAATACTATCTACCCTATCCCCCATAAGGCATTGCGCATAGAAGAATTTATCCCCATACCCACTTACTTTTTTTCTATCTGGTGATAGCTGGATCTTTCCAAATCCATCAACCAAAAGCGGCCCAAAGGATGGCTGGGCACCCAGCTCCCACCCGTAGTGCCACCCGGGGACACTTCGTAAGTCTTTATCACGGGTGCATATGATGGTTTCGTTCGGCCTTGCGGTTTGCTCGATAGCCATGAGGTCATCAGCTTCCATTCCAACGGATTCTCGATAGTCATATTTTCCCTTGATATATGCTTTTATGTTTTTATAATGGAATGGCTTATTACTAGGACGATCTTTGTAAGGAGTTCGTTTAGCAATGTCAGTACGGAAGTTTCCTTTTCCGGTAAGAAATAGGATAGGAGGCGTTGTAGCCCCCACCATTGCACATATATTGGCAACACGATTATCTAACAATTCTGCTACATAATCAAATTGAGGGAAGCCAGCCGATTGCCAGCCAGCTTCCGCTGCAAACCCTACTTCATACAAGAAAATATCTGCATCAATAAGGGGTGTCATCATCTGCTGCATCAGCATCCGGAGTAGGTTCTTTAGGGGCTACCTTTGTGGCTTTCTCAGCCGCTTTTGCAGGATTACCTCCCAGAGCTTTCTCCAAAACACTTCCATTGAAGGTTAGATTACCTTTAATTTTATCTTGAACCCATTTAGGAAGCGCAGAGAATACTGCCATATCTGGGGCGTCAAGATCAAATACCTTTGATGGATTAACCAGCTCAGGACACTTGGCGGCATCACGAGGACGCATAGAAGAAACAGTAGCAATGTTGTCATAAATCTTCTCACCCACTTGATTGTTAACTACTGCCACATTAATAGGCATACCTATAGCTTTTGCAAACTCACCGTCAAACTCTTCCTGCGGATCAAAAGCCAAATAGCGTTGTGTGCTCTTGGCCTTGTCTGCAAACAAACCGTAGAACGGAAGTGTCTCACTAATCCAACGGGGCTTATCTTCGAGATCGTTACCACCTTCATCTTTCATGAATGTATCAACAAGCTCATACGTTAGCATAATCTCTTGTACAGGAGC